GCGAGTGAAGGCTAAACACTCCGAGGAATGACCCCAACCTCAGTTAAAACCAAGGGCAAGGTGACACTCCCGAGAGCACCGCATAAACTCGCTGCCTTGCAGCGACATGCTCAAGGGGTGACACGACAGTTTCCCGTCATGGCAGGCCCTATGACACGCCGTCTGGTGAAAAACACCAGCCAGGCTGCGAAAAAGGTCCGGGAGGAAAGAGTTCCTCCGGCGCATGAGACGATTTACCGTCTAGCGGTGGCGAGCTGGGAGGTCTCATTCCCCCAACCGCCACCAGACGGTTCACATCGATCGAATGTCCGAGCTCTTGGCGAGCTGGAGTTCGCCTGTGCAATTGCAGTTCACCTGAAAGACCATGGTCTCCAGGCAACACTGGCCATCATTAAGAGCTTCGCATTCCAAGCGGAGCAGATGGCCTGCGGTGCACAGCCGACCCCTCACCAAACGGCGGGCCACGTGAAGCGATTCCTCCGGATACCCGAGAGGGAAGCTTCCAGCGGATGGGCAACCTTTGCTGGCATAAAGCGAGCAATCCCACAGGTCTTCACTGACGACTCAATCGTTAGGAAGGGAGTGGAGGGTTACCTAGACCGCATGACGGGGACACCTGAAAGGGCTCCCGGCTACCATAAGGGTAGAAGCGTCATGCTCAAAGAGCTTGAGCAGTATGCTTTCAATCTTGCGATTGACCGGAGGCACCAAATGGTAATCCCCGAACGTGGCCCCATGAATGACAGAGCCTGCCTCGAACGGTCCCGCAAGGATGGCGGGACCAGGGAAGAGATGCGGAACATGGATGAGCGTGGCGCGGTAGAGATAGGAGACTACCCGCTGGAAGAAACCAGCAGGGAGTTCCAACAAGGGAGGCTCTTGGCCCCCCATGTGAGTGAGAATGATCGTCGCAAGTTCTATCTAGAACTTGACGACATCCACCCTTACGGAAGGTTCTTCCGTGATGAGCGGAGTATTGTCAGAGAGACAATACAGATCGCTCTCAACTCTCAACCTAGGACCCAAGCTATCGCCGGAGGGCTAAAGCTGGGCCTGAGCCACGGATTCAAGTTGAAGACGTTTCCCTCTGCTGTTAAGGAGAGGGGTCTCAAAGCTAGAATCGTGTCCATGTACGCAGCGCCTGTCGTCGTCCTCGCCCAACGCATCAACGCAGCCTTGATCAGACTCCTCCGGTCCCATAGTGTGTTCTGGTTTGAACAACACGGGAAACCGGTGGAGAAGGTCTTGGGAGCGTGTGTGGAAGGAGAAGAGATTCTTAGCGCGGATCTCAGTGCTGCTAGCGACCTCCTTGAGTTCGATGTGTGCCTGGCAATCTGGAAAGGATTGTCAAGGGCAGCACAGAGAAACAAGGTGCCCGGCTGGACCGATGAATTGGTCACAGCTGGTCAAGCACTCTTCGGGGAGCACCAGATCATCTTACCAGACGATCCGGATGCCAGGGGTTCCTCGGCCGATGGACTATGTCCAAGCGGACCAGGGGAGCCCTTCGAGAAACTCAGGGTTCTCACCCAGAAGAACGCACAGCATGGCTTGATGACAAAGAGGGGTGCTCCCATGGGTCTTGGGACCACATGGCCGCTCCTCAGCATCGCTCAAGCCTTTGCTGCCACACGGGCTTGCAAAAGGACTAACAGCTTCCGTTCGATCGCCACTACACGCATCTGTGGAGATGATCTCGTAGCTCGCTGGCCAAAACGGACTACCGAAGAGTACTTCAATCAGATTGAAGCACTCGGACTGGAGATAAACCGCTCAAAAACAATCCGCTCAGAAACTGGCGGAGTGTTTGTGGGTAGTTACTTCAGGACGGTTTCCATTAAGGCATCGGCAGTCACAGACCCGGGCCGGTACGGTCTCCCAAAGGGGACCAGGTACGTACTGGACCACAGGTATATGACTGTCCAAAAGCGAGTTACCCTCAGCTCTCTTCTTCTGGCTAAGAGAACAAGCCGGTTTGAGAAAGAAGAAAAGAATCTTCTGTTGATCCTCGGAGACTGCGTACGAGACGCAGTCCGGAAATCAACCTCAGACATGCGACAACGCGCATTGCGTGTCGTAAACTGGTTCTGGAACCGGCCGATTGCCAGGATGAAGAGATCCGGACTCCCCATCAACCTTCCCATGAAATATGGGGGTTGGGGTATGCCTGGGAAGTACCAGGCAACCAAGGAATGGAGGAAGGCCATAGCAAATATGCTCAGCCTTCCGCCTTCCCAGCGTCCAAATCTGACCACGG